GTCTGGTAGCGGGATCTCGTACACACGAGAACCCCCCTCATCTCTCGCAAAATACGCGCGGTGAAGTGCCCAAAGGTCAACCGGCTGATTGACCGGTCTGGGAGCGACTTCTGCCGCGCGCCGCTCCTGAGCTTCCTCGCGAGCCGCCTCTCGGTCGTCTCCCACGGGGTTTTGCGCCTCAAGAGCTTCGATGTACATGTCGTTGATCTGGTTCTTCAAACCAGCCCGAGCACTACCCTTAGCGCGAACAAAGGTTGAATGGACGTCTGGGTGATTGTCCTTGGCCCATGTAAAGGCCTGCTTTGTCAACCGCGCTTTGTGCTCCTTGGCAGACTCCTTAGGAGCCCGCCGCCGACGACTCGTACCCGAGTCTGAGGATGATACCGCATTGCCCACCAGCGCAGCGGCAGCATCTTCCTTTCGCGTCTGCGCAGTGGCCTGGGAAGAACAGCTGGTCTTTCCCCTTGCGCGATCGCGAGATGCCCGGGCCGCACGCAAAATCGCGGCGCAGCTCGGGCACGGGCACTTCAAGCTGAACGCGTGCCCGTCTTCTTCTGATTCTGATGAACTGTCGAGGCCGAAGTAGTCCTCAATTTTCTCACGTGTCATCTTCTTGCCTGACACAGCTTCCGCACAGGTCGCGGGTGTAGACTTGTCCTCACTGTCACGCGCGTCTGACGCTGACAGGCTACTGCTCATTAATGAGCTAGGGCCGGACGTGCCTTTCTCGGTATCTCTTGTGTGTTGATTCATGAAAAAGGTTGGTGGAGTTTACGATTCCCATCGGCTTCAATAACGAAGAAAGCATAACGGTCATACTTGACTAGGGTCCGGCATGAACGGGAGCAAAACAAGCACTACTACAACCTAGGCCACATCACGGGGGCGCGGGGCGGTTCGGTTACAGCCGCGAAATCTGCTGCAGCGGAGGAGTGTTTCCGTGTAAATTCACAACTAGAGGATGCCTTGGATTTAACCACCTGGAATTCACCAGGGGGGCCTCAGACTTGATCACTATACCGGATTAAGTACAACCACATGCAGTGATAGCGCGGTCGCAGTGGGGTGTCCAATCCCTCCGACCACCCCCCGCTGCCCTCATCGGCAACCAGGGGCATCACAGTGCCAATTCGACAAAGGCTCTTACTCCTTCGAAAACAATCAATCGACCACAAATCAGCTCATGCGCTGGTTTGAAAACTCACACCGCCGTGGTGCTACAAAA